ATTTGTGTTACATAGTGGCGATACTCACCATAAGTGAGATATATCCACTTGAACGCAGAGTCCCATATCTGGGATCCCATCCATCCGTGTATCCTTCTGGCAACACGGAAGTGCCCGTCTTGAATACAACCCAGGTGTCACGTGGATTGTACTCAAAGACGCCGTCTTTCCTCTGTGATACGTATCCGCCGCAAACCAAAGGCATCATGAAAATGGACGAATCCAATTCATGCTTAACCATAATGGTGCGGAGGTGTTTGTACACACGAGGACACTGAGATGTCTTGATACCAGCAGTTGGTTCAAGCCATTCAGGAACGAGGTTAACCTTACCATCTAGAAGTGAGACCAGATATCTCAGGGAGCGACTGCATGGAAACTCCATGCGGCCGCTCCAAGAGAGAAGCTGGTTTATCACAACATAGATGGAGCTAGGGTCAGTCAAGCGGCGAGCATAGAACGGGGTCACGTCGTGACCCTCGAAATAATCTCCTCCGCAGCTTTCCCTAAAAGGTCCTGACCAGAAGGATTTATTGTGATTAACAATATATCCGGAGGCCTGAAGAAGTGCTGACAGCGTATGAAACTCAGAAACCGGAACGATAATATCGTCTCCGAAGACACAAGTTTCATCATAGTCGACCCAAAGTCTGGGCCCACGATGATTTATACGTCTATTAGCGTAGATCAGAGACAGAATAGTGAGAGTCATCATGGGGAACGTATAACCGTTGCCCATAGTGGAAATCATATTCAGCTCGACACTACCAAACCCTGGTATATCCGTCTCAGGTGAGCGTGTCTTCATAAAGAAGTCATACCACTTGAGGGGCCAGAGTTTGCGGATCAAAACAGGTGTCTCCATATCTGACGCAGACTTCAAATCGATAGTACAAACCTGGCCGGTTTTTGAACCCCGGCGAGCAAGTACTTGATTTTTGGGCTGTTGGTTTGATATGTCGATACCTGCATAGCGTAAGGCTCCCTCGATAATGCGTCCGCCAGCAAGCTGGACGGCCATATTACCGGAGGCCTCTATCGCTATAGTCCGAACTTCATCCTCGTTCTTTAAGACGGTGTTTAGACGTGAACCGCTTACGTACCGCAACCCGAAACCATCGTCTTTGGCATCAAAGCCAGCGAAGTAAGGGTTATTGGCACGCAAGTATTTTACAAGCGGTTCGGCTTGACCTGCGACAGTCATGGGCTGGTTGATTTTCTCAACTGTCCCGAGCCCGGAAACCCCGTTAGAGGCGCCCGGACCATACTTCCACTCATCGAGTAGGAGTTTATGACTGAAGCTCTCCTGAATGAAATCTGGATCCTTCGACGAAAGGTACCTCTCGAGAACATGTGAGATAAACTCACGAGCCTCGACAAAGTACTCTTCGAAGGAGGGATCTAGACGAAAGTTAGCAAGACCATCATTGAGTTGTATAAACTTAAGGAAGGCTGCCTCTTTCATTTCAGGACGATCCACTTCCACTCTCTTGCGCATACGGCTGGATAGCCGGTCGCAAGCAAAGCGTTTCCACGCTTCGTCAGGGTGAAAGGATTGAAGGTCAATCGTCAGGTTGTCGAAGAAAGCGTTTATTCGCTCTTCCCCTACACGCCTACGTCTCTTTGACGCATTCCTCCTGGCTTTTCTAGAGAGATTAAGTTTTATCTCCGAGGAAAAGATAGAAGGGTCTACATCACAGCGACTTTTTGCACTCATAGGTCATCACCCAATAAGTTGGTAGAACATTGTTAACGGTCAACGACGTAGCTGAAAGGCCACGAAGCAAACTGTCAGACAAACTGGCCAGATCATAAACTCGATCATGGCAGCTTCCATTACATAACACCAGACACGATAGTATCGCCGATACCAGAGGACTGTTGCCAAAGTGCGCCAGCGTGGGCACTCAGCATAGCCTTGATATCTTCGGGTTCATACGTGTCCGTCCCAGCCGGAACCTCGATGATCGTAGTGATCTTCGCGGTTTGGGAAATCTGGGTCGCACTAGGCTGAGCACCCTTGCGGGTGATCAGCTTGTACGTGTTAAGAGGAATGTTCTTGATGACCCCGGTCACCGGATTCGCAGCCGGGAGGCTACGAAGCACAGCAGGACGGAAGAAAGTGACGGTAAACGGCTTTGAAACCGAATTAACGTCCACACCCGTCTGAGTGCCACCGACTGCCGATACGGCCCACTGCTTACTATTAGCAGACGGAGAAGTATCGACAACAACGGTGTAGGTAGGAGAGGTGAAGCCAGAGATGGCCGCACCCGTGATCGGAGAAGTGACAGAAACAGTCATAGTAATGACTCCTAATGCTTACCTCCAGATGCGTCTCGCACCTGAACGGTCAGCAGAGTTATGAAAAGACTCACCGCCGACAAGCACTGAACCAAGGTTCAAAAGCTTGTTAATTGCATTGGCGGCAATCTCGTCTCGGGTCTTAAACCGAAACGAGCGAGCCGGGATGGAGGTAAGAGGCGTACGTTCTATGTAAAGCCAGTCGAAAGACGAAGGCTTCGTGTTAGAAACGTAACCGGCTAGTCTTGTAGCACTTGGTTTAAAAGGGCTAACAAGAAATTCGCCGAATGACGTATACTTTCGAGTTTCGGTAACGTAGATACAATCCACGTTACTTGTCTCAAAAGTATCCGTTAGGTAATCCCCGACAGTGCTAAAGTAATCGAAGAGCCACGAAAATGCTGTGAGCTCCCAGATAGCTGGAACAAGGTCAGGAATATTGCCGCCGAGTTGAGACATAGAAGCGTAGTTATTAGCTGACGCTACCTGTGTCTTAAACCCCGCGACGAACCTATAAGAAAGATGGTTGTATAGAGCAAGAGTGTGGTCGACATTTCCATTACAGAATGTCCCCCCAAACTTGCGCGAACTAAACCATGTTTTCTTAGCAGCGCCACGCTCAGTAAATTTGCAACCGGCCTCGTCGTTAAGTATAACGTCGATGGCTTCAGCGATATCTTGCATGTCCTTGATTGTAGGACTAATAGCAAAAGACCACTGAAGCCAGGCATCGGCAGCGAATTTGTAAGCAGACTTACCTTTCGTGCGTTTGATGTTAATAAGTGCCATGACTAAATCTATCGAAAGATAGGCGACAGCCTTAATGGTGTCACGCAGCTCACGTATTTCTACGAGAGGCGCGATTAGTCGAGCATTCTTAACACGGTTACCAATTTTGCTCTTGAGTCGCTTTAGGGCGATATCACGAAGGGCAGAGTCAGTAACCTGATCATTAAGCGTCGGAAAAGGGTCATAGAAGTTGTCCATGACCCCAACATCAACAATGCGCTCTTTCGGCGCACCGCCAGGATACCGCAACTGGAAGCCGTGAGTCATGCCAGGTCTCCACCTGACTTGACGACGCTTGTAGTATGCGGAAGCATCCTGAGATGTAGACACTTGTATCTTCCAATCAGGGTTGTCTGCTAGATAACGAAACGGCTGTTGAGTAAGCGTGTTAGTATTACGCCAGGAATAGTGAGAGTCTTGACTAACGGGGCCAGTGGCCTCGGAGTAAGTCTCTTCCCATCCTGGAATAGTACCACGCGTATTAACAGTGCTGTAAGTTATCATAGCAGATCTCGAGATTGAGGGCGCACCCAAACGCAGGGTAGTCCCTGAAGACGTTTCGCAAGAAGCGCGAGGTGTCAACGATACCTAAAAGCGACCAGCCTATGACATTAGATGTCATGGAAGCTGGT